GCTCCTGCAGCGGGACGATGTGCCGGATGGTGTTGGCCTCGCGTGCGGACACGCGGAACTGGATCGAGTCGTCGTCGCGCGTGGGGATCGAGTAGTTGAGATTGGACTCGGTGCCCGAGCGCGTCATCCACAGGGTCTGCGGGGCGTTCAGCGTGCCGCCGAAGGCGCGCCGCTGCTCGAAGTAGGACACGGCGGCGGGATAGTTGCCGGTGCCCAGGAACGGGTCGTTGATCTCGGGGGGCGTCACGGACACGTCGGCTGCGATGTTGTCGTCGCGGAAGGTCACGCCCTGGGTCTGGCCGATGTAGCCGTACAGGCCGTTCGACAGCTTGTAGACGTAGTAGCGACTCACCCCACTGGCGGCGGTCCAGGCCACCGTGTTGTACGCGCCGTCGTCGAACAGGTTGTTCGAGCAGGTGGCGACACCCGAGTAAGTGGACTCGTCCAGGGCGTTCGGGCCGACCGAGCTCACGACATACGTGTGGGTCGTGGGGGTGCCTGGCGTGCTGCCCGCGGTGGCGGTGGCCGTCACCCCGGTCGGGGGCGACAAGCGCGAGGCGAAGGTGATGGTGGCGAGCGTCCAGCTCAGGGCGCCCATGCGGCGCAGCTCGCGCGGCAGGTAATTCGGATGCACCAGGGTCAGCACGTCGGACGACTGCACGAAGTGGATGTCGAACAGGTCAGCCTCGACGAACGGCGTCGTGACCTCATACGGCACGCCAGGCGAGGATTCGAGGGTTGCGCCGTTGGTATGGAATCGCACGTACAGGTGGCCGAACTCCAGCACCATCGTCTGGGTCGTGGAGTAGGAGAACGGGACCAGGCGGGTCTTGCGAGCCGAGTCCTTGACTGCGCGCACGAAGCCGAAGCCTGGGCGGTTCGATACCGGGCCGTGGGGCAGCGGGTAGAAGTTCAGGCACTTGGCCAGGCCGGTCTGGAACTTGGCGTCGTCGATGCGCCCGTAGAACTCGGGCGTGACTTCGCCGCCGGCGAAGGATCGGGAGAAGGTGCGCACGTTGGCCATGTCGTCCCCTTCAGCGTCCGGCCATCCAGCCCACGGCGTGGGTGGGGGTGACGCGGCGCTGGGCCGAGTCGGAGTTCACGGCCTTGGACAGCCAGGTCGAGGCCATCGCCTCGCATCGCTTGGACTCGGCGCGCCCGGAGTCACCCTTGATGACGGGGCCGGCAAGGAGCGCGGCCAGGTGCCAGGTGAGGGTCGTTGTGAACAGCGGGGTGAACTTGGTCGTGTCGGACACGAACGCCACGTAGCGCACCAGGGCGTTCTCCTGGTTGGTCAGGATGACCTCGCGACCCTCGTCGTCGGTTTCGCACACGAAGGGCTGCGGGGTGTAGGTCGCGATGCCGGGGTTGTCCAAGCCCGACTGCGACCAGGGACGCGGCAGCGACTGCGAGTAGTCGTCGGTGGATTCAGGGTTCAGGACCGCCAGCACGCGCAGGCAGTCGGAGGGTTGCACGTAGGCGTAGCGCCATTGTGGCCAGGGGCTTGCGATCATTGCGGGCTGGGCGCGCTTGGTCGCGAAGTTCCAGTCGTGCAGCTCCAGGATCGCATCGCGTGCGAGCGGGTAGAAGCGTGCGCAGTGCTCGGCCTGGGCGCTGCCCTCGGGTGGGTCGAGCGATGCGACGGTGGCGTTGTCGCCCAGGTGGCCCAGGGCCAGGTTGCAAATATCGACTTCGGACGCCATCGCGCTCCCCTTCAATCAAAAAGAAGGGGGGCCGACGTTCTCACGCGCAGCCCCCCTAACAGCCTTCCTGCTAAGAAAGACGGATCGGTTCCTTACACCAGGTCTGCGCCGGCATCGCTGCCAGCTTCAGGAGCGGCAGGCGCCGCACCCTTGGCCTTGCCCTTCGCTTCGCCCTTCGGCTTGGCTTCGGACTTTTCAGCCTCGACCAGCTCCAGGTTCGAGCCAGGCTTGCCGTCGTACTCGACGAGCTCGCCCGCTTCCACGATGGCGTTGTTGATGAAGGACTTGGTGAGGGTGCGGTACTTCGCCATGCCGTTCTCCTATCAGGCCACGGTGAAGCCGGATGCGTAGGACTTTTGGTCCTGCACGCCGTGAACCACGTCGGCCGTCACGGTGCCGGCGGAGTTGGTGCCGACGACCACGTAACGGGCGCCGAAGTAGCGCAAACCGTTCGAGCCGATGACAGGGTTCACGCGGACGGCAGCGCGCTTGCCGGCGGTGAGGCCAGCCGTTGCGATGGCGCCGGAGCTGCCCAACACGGTCGGCGAGCTCAGATCGGCGGATGCCGAGCCGATCACCTGGAACTCGGTCGAGGTGCCGCCAGCGAAAGCGGTGCCCACGGTGAAGTTCATGTAGAGGTTCTCGCCTGCGCCGATGTCGCGGGCAGTGCCCAGGTCAACGGTGTCGGTGGAAACAGCGGTCGTCGTGACGGCTTGCGCGTTGGATACGCGGAGGAGTGCGTCGGTAATCATGGATCAGGTTCCTTTCAGAATGGGGTTCGTGCAGCGAGCAAGGGGCCGGAGCCCCCTACCCTTTAGACCACGCGGGCCTCGGTGTTGAGCAAGGCGTCGACCTTGCGCAGTGGCACGCCCTCGAAGGACAACCAGGAGGCGGCGGTGCCGAACTGGTTCAAGCCCTTCTCGACGGCCAGCACGTTCTGGCTCTTGGCCAGTGCCTGGATGCGGAGCATCGAGTAGACGGTGCGGTTCATGTAGAACACGGGACGACCGAAGCCCAGGTTCGGGATGCGGTCGAGCGCGCGGCTCATCAGCTTGATGAGGTCGGCGGCGCTGGATTCGCCCACGAGGTTCGACACGTCGATGTTGCAGATGCGGACCACGTAGCGCCAGTCTTTGACGACCAGGCCGTTCTTCCACTGGTACTGAGTGGCCAAGGCTTGCATGCGCGTGCCGTCGCCGTTGTACACAGTCTGCTCGCCCAGGTCGTTGTGCATCAGACCGGCCTTCGAGCCCTTGGGGAATGGGCAGAAGCAGGTGTTCTCGCCCCACACGACCAAGTAGATCGAGGTGTTGTCGGAGCCCGTGCCACCGGCGTCGATGATGTTGGCAGCGTTACCGGCGCCAGAGATCGTGCCGTAGCGAGTCGCCAGACCCAGGTACTGCTTGGGATCGGTGGCGGGGTTGCCGTAGAACATGGTCTGCGCTTGGGTCTGGTTCATGGCTTCCAGGAAAGCCTGATCTTCAGACAAGCGGAACGCGCCGGTGTTGCCGTTCAATTCAGCCAGGTCCTTGTCCACTTCGCTGCGGGCTTCCAAGATGCCGCAGGATTCGTCGACCTGAGCGGTCGTCGACTTGGAGTTCGGGATGCCCTGGTTGAGCGCGCGCCAGTAGACCGTCGGCAAGCCGGTGCGGATCACGACACGGTGGCCGGTGGGCAAGTTGCCCTCCTGGAAAACGGCGTCCTCCAGGATTTCGTTGGTCTGCGAGAGCAGTTCGGCGACCACGGGAACGCGGCCTTCGGGATCGGTGCGCTTGGCCCAATCGGCCAAGGTAAGCGCGGTGTTAGACAAAGTTGCCATTTTCTAAAGCTCCTATTAGCGTTGCTGATTCGGGTAGAGCGCGTCGGCGGCTGCCTTCGTGCCCTTGGGACTGCCGCCCGTTGCCGGTACGAACTTGTCCTCACTGATTGCTTTGCCGGCCTTGAAGAACGCCCGAATGATTTCGGGGTGGTTGCCCAGGCCAGACTCGTTCAGCAGCGTGCGCAGCTCGGGCGAGCCAAAGGTGTCGAGGGCTTTCTTCGCGACCGCCAGGTTTTCCGCGAGCTTCTCGCCCCCGTATTCCTTGTCGGTCTGCGCGGCCTCGACCCATTGGGCTTTCGCCTGGGTCAGGACCTCGGCATGACGGCCGGCGATCACCGGGCCCATCTTGTCGAGAACCTTCTGCGCAGCGTCCTGGGTCAGGTTCAGTTCCTTGGCGACTTCCGAGAAGGCTTGGGTCCCGGTGGCATCCAGTTGGATACCCTCGGGCAGCTTGAACTCGTACTTCTCAGGCGCCCCTTGGGGTTTGGCCTGGTCGCCTTGGGTCTGCTCGCCCGGTGCCGGCTCGGTGCCGGTCGGTGCGGTCTGGCCCTGGGCAGCTTGCTGCTGGGTCGACGCGCTGGCTGCTGCAGCCGCATCACCGGCAGCCTGAGCTGCGGGAGCGGTTGCGGCGGCTGGCGCGCCTGGCGATGCTTGGCCTTCAGTGGTCGTTGCGGCGTCCGTCATCAGCGATTCGGTTGTCATTTAATTGCTCTTTCATCATCACCGGGTACAGCTCAGGGCAGTGCGAGTGAATCTGCGCGATGATCCGAAGGCCCTCGTTCCGGTTCCCCTCGGCGAATGCCATGTGCATCGCGTTGGTGTTGAACGAAAGCCGGAACACACCGGCTCGATCCAGAAGGCGCCAGATGATCCGACGCCCCCGCCTGCTGCCCATGAGCCACTTGAAATCGTCCGCCTCGGTCGCCTGGGTGAGCCGCTCGCGATGTTTGACATCTTCGGCTGCTCGCTCCTGACCCCGTAGGTCGAGTGGGTCGAATGAACTCATGGTGCAAATCTATGCGGACAGGTCACAGGTACGCGCACCGCTCAGGCGAGAGGTGCGATCTCTTTGACCGTGAGCAGCAGCGAAGGCGACACCGGGCGCCCCGTTTCGGCTGCGTGATACGCGATGGTCACGGCGGCGTTGTTGGCCATCCAGATCACCTGCACCTGGTCGCCCGCATTGAGCGCCAGCCAGAAGTTCTGCGACGGGATCAGCGCGCCAGGTTGGCCACCGTGGCTCGATGGCACCGAGTAGATGAAGCGACTGCTCGGGATGTCCACCCCGTTGATGCGACCCCAGAGCTCAAAGACGTGCGCCTGACTGTCCGAGTTGTGGATGTGGGTCGAGAGCTGGAACTCGTAGAGTGCCGCGCGGTCGGCCACGATCTTCGAGCCGTCCACAATCGCCACGCCCCGGCTCATCGCCTGGGTGTTGAAGGTCATGGCCACGGGACCCAAGCCGTCGGTCTGGCTGGTCGTATCAAAGAAGGCCCCGATGCGCGGCACGCGCTGCCAGTAGAACTCGCTGCCGTCGGGGTCCTTGACGCCCACCAGGTCGCCGGTGGCGTCGTCGTAGAGCCAGGGTGCGCCCTGGGATCGCTGGCGCACGCTCACGTCACGCCCCGTAGAGCGCAGTCGCCGCGTCGCCGGATGCGGACGCCTGGCCCAGCTCCAGGTCGGTGATCTGCAGCTCGACGTCCTTGTGGTCCTCGCCGCCCTGGCGCGAGTAGGCGCTGGTCGACTTCACGATGACCTTGGCCATCACCATCATCTCGGTGCCGATGGCCGGCAGCGCGGTGATGCCCAGCTTCTCCAGGGCGTCGTCATCCAAGCGGATGCACAGGCCATAGGGGTACTCGGGCGAATCGCTCGCGATGGTGTCGCCTGAGTATTCCTTCGCCTCGCTGGCGCTCATCTTCATGTTGGTCATTGCCATCGTCGTGTCCTTTTATTGGTAGCCGCTGAACATGCTCATCACGTCGGTGAGCGCGGAGTCGGTGCCGGTCTTGGCCGCCGACAGGTCGCGCGCAGTGGCTGCGGCCTGGGCGTTCTGGGCTTGCTGCTGCGCCTGGGCGGCAGCGTCGGCACGCGCCTGGCGGATCATGGCGACGCGCTCGTTCGGCACGATCAGCTCGGGGTCGATGCCGAGCATGTCCGAGTAGGCGTCGGCCCACTTGTCCGAGTCGAACTTGTCGAGCACGTCGGGCTTGAACTGAGCGACTT